CCCTACCGGGCCACCGCATCGTGCTGGACGATGCCCTCGTATTATAAAATACATACGAGTGGGGGACTTGATCATCCCTCATGACTTCCCGCATAGCGGGCGTCAGTCTACCAAACGTAATTAGCTGAGGAGCTAATTACGGCATGCCGCCATCCTTTATAGCCTTGAGGCACTAGTCTATACCAATTAAATGGGACTAGAGAAAAGACTAAGGATGGTGGTTATCCCCTCTGCAGTGATGCATGGGTGTTCTAGCGAGTCACGCTTAATCAGCGTTCCACAACTTCTCTTAGAGGTAATTATGGGATCTAGTTACGCCGTGTATGAGACTGGTTCGGGGTCTAATACCACACCAATGGTGTTATATCCGACACGATACCAGGCTCTGTACGAGTTTCAATCCCCCGCAAAAACACGACGCAAGAAACCGAAAGGAATCGAGCTCTTGTTTAACGGTACCTCCGTTGTCTCCTGGCGACAAAGCACTAGGATCAGACCTGGCCGCTATGTTTATATGTATGCTTGGCAATACCCGTATACAAATCCGGGTTATACTGAGCAACAGTTCATAGCTGCCTCTGGTCCATCGCTCCCGCTAGTCGGTATGACCTGGGGCTACACTAGCTCCGACTGGTCAACCGAGATTCGGAAGAAAATTGTTGATCTAAAAGTCAACGTCCTTCAGAATTGGGGTGAAAGAGAACAGGCGATCAACATGTTCGTGGACTACGGTTCACGTGTGTTGAAAGCTGCCAAAGCCCTCAGGTCGCGTGATGCGACCGCAGTCTATGCCGCCTTAACCGGTGCAAGACTTCATAAGGGTTGGAAGAAAGACCTTCGAAAGAAGGTTTCAGAGATCAAAGGTAGATCTCTGTCGCATGTCTTTGACACGGCAAGCGATTCTTGGCTCGCCTGGCAATACGGCATTCGGCCGATTGTCAGCGATCTAGGTGGTGCAATGGACCTGTATTTTCAACGCAGGAAAGTTCTTCCACTTATCACACGTACCACGCTGCCCCTTAAAAAGGACAGTTGTCTGACACGCGTTATCGGTTCACCTAACGGCTACCGAGGACGTCCAGTTAATGAAACCCTCGAACGAAAAGAGGGTCGAGTTACAGCGTACTGTGAAATAGAGCGCGGGGACATCGCCCAGTGGGGTGTTCTTGCTCGCCAATTGGGTCTGACTAACCCTATTCTCCTTGTATGGGAGCTTATACCATACAGCTTCGTCATCGACTGGTTTTTAAATGTCGGTGACTGCCTTATGGCCTTTGATCTCTTGTCGGAGGTTAAACGCTCGGGCGTAACCGTGACTGGACGATACAAGCAGCACTGGGTCAATACCGATGGTGGCGCAATCTCATCAGGTGAGTTTAAGTATACGAAACGGGATTTTACCAATTCCATTCCGTTACCGACTCTCAAGGTGAATAGCCATCCTTTCGGAACGTCGGCCAATCTCTCGGTCGAACGGGTCTTCAGTGCACTGGCTCTTACGAGACAGTTGTTTTCGAGCAGTCATACTCATCCAACCGTCCATTAGGACATTTGTTAGGAGAAGTAAATGCAGAATGCAGCAATCACGCTGAACAACATGGCGGCAGTTGCCAAGACTTTCACTCCGGTGGTAGTCAGCGGCGACACCGTGATCTTCGAGGACCTCACGGCTTCGACGGTCAGCCAACGTAACCGTGTTGTGACGCGTCCCGGACGTTTCACGAAGACTCGTCCCACGAACAGACCGTTCATGGGTTTCGAGCTTCCGATCGTCCGGACCATCAACGGTGTTCCCACCGTCGTCGGCACAAACCGGATCAACATCGAAGGGATCTTTTCCGTCGATGCCACCGCCACCGAGAACCAGGATATCTGGGCTTTCGCATGGAATGGCCTGAACCAGGCCCTTCTGAAGGCTCAGTTCTGGGACGCCGATTACACGACCTAATTAGTCGCCATCGGCATCTTCGGAAGCACCGTAAGGTGTCCTTCGTCAACTAAGTGTTGACTTTATCCTGTGAATCGGAGGTTACTATGTCCAGCTATGAATGTAGTCCCATTTCTGTGAAGGAATGGAACCAATGCGTTATTGACTACTTTGGTGTAGACCAGTCTTGTGATCTACTGATCCCCGAAGCTGATGCAAGTCAGCTGATGGGTGATGTGGTGAATGAGATTACTCTACCACTAAAGGAAGTCGATAAACTTCCCGACTTGCGGGTCAAGTGGTCTCCAAAAGAGAAGAACTTGTTCCGAAGTCGTCAGGACCTGCAAAGGTCGAAGGAAGCAGTGGCTAGATATGCGTTTCAGAGTGAGCTCCGTAGCACACTAGAGATCTGTCGTTGTATTGGCACACCTCGTGCCATGACAGTCTTTTACTTGCTGAAGGAGAATACTCCTGACTCGATATCTCAGTTCCTATCGCTTCCGAAGGTCGTGTCTCCTGACACGGCATTTCGGGTTGCTGTCCCTCTGAGTGAGGACCGCGAACTTGTTTCTCATGCTCTGCGAGCATGGAAACAAGTGGCGATAGATAGGTTCGCCGATGACTACCTCCTTACGGAGATGATGTCTAAGAACATATCACTGAACTCTGGCATTGACAAGGTGGCGGCCGCTATAAGTAGCTTCCGGGATTCCGAAATTAAGAATAAGGAGACGAATGCGCGCATCTTGCGTCGGTATCGTTCGAATGATGAATTTTCGGACACGATAAAACGTGCTCGATATATCATTCGTAAAATCCTTGGCCCGTTGACTTTACGTAAACTGGCATTCGCCCAAAGCGAGTTCTCTTTCGGACCTGGGGCTACCTCGGCGGTCTCTGGTGCAGACGTACTGTTATCCAAGAAATATGCATCTCAGATGCATGTTACGCCCCGCTTGTACCCATACGTGAATTCCTTTATTGGATACGCATGGCGCGCCGCACCGGGCGCGGACTGCTTCGTACTCGACAGCAGCCGTACTACGACCGTTCCGAAAAACGCAAAAACTGAACGCACGATTTGTATCGAACCTCATCTGAATATCTTTTGTCAGAAGGGTGTTGGTGCATTGATACGCGAAAGGTTGAAGCGCTTCGGTCTTGATCTTAACACTCAGAGTGTGAATCAATTTATGGCCAGCCAGGCGCAAGCCTGGGGACTAGCTACAATTGATCTGCGCTCTGCGAGCAATTCGGTTAGCCACCGACTTGTTCGTTACCTGCTTCCATGGAAGTGGGTTGAGTTGTTAGAGCTCTGCAGGACGGACAAAACCGTCCTTGAGGGCTCAACGTATAGCTTAGAAATGTTCTCATCAATGGGGAACGGCTACACGTTCGAGTTGGAAACGCTCATCTTCTATGCTCTGGCACTAGCAAGTGGATCCCAAAAGGTTCTTACTGCTGTGTACGGCGACGACATCATTGTCGAGAAGGGGTGCGCTGACCAGTTGATCAAGTGTCTCGATGAACTTGGATTCGAGACAAACGTGAAGAAGACTTTCCTTGATGGAAACTTCTTTGAGAGTTGTGGGACTGATTGGTTCGAAGGTGTTGATGTGCGACCTTTGTTTTTCAAGGGCGACTACAATGACACAACCGAAGTCAATCTCGGCATATGCAACGCTCTGCGTGTGTATGCTCATCGCCGCGGTGCTTACCGCAGTTGCGATATTCTCTTCCTCCAGCCCTGGGTGTCGGCTTTACGTCGATGCTCGGACTTGGAGCGGAGGACCGCAATTCCGTATGGCTACGGAGACGATGGACTCATCAAAAATTTCGATGAGTCAGCACCTTCCAGAAGGTTCTGTAAAAAGACCTTCAGCTGGCAAGGAAGAGTGCTCCCACTTATGCCCGTGACGTCCGGGAGGACGTCTCAACTCGGTGCATATGTCGCGGCCCTTCACAGGGGGGCAACAGACGCAGTCAAGTCCAAAGAAGCAATTCGTGGACAGATTCGTCGACGCGACAGACTCACAAGTCGGTCCGTCCTTTCTTGGACGGACATGGGGCCCTGGTGTTAACCGGCCCTTAAAAAAGGCCTTACCAGGTTTTGGGGCCCATAAAGCCCCTGGATGTCGTGACTAACGACGTGGGGAGGAAACTGCC